TGTTTCTTTTCTAATCGCCAATCAAGTGCCAGTGGACTTGGTAGCATTGTTGTTTAACGGAGAGACTTCGGTCTTAGGCCAAGTGCTTACAGCTGGATTACTGAGCGGTGGAAGTAAAAAGGTAGCGGAAACCTTTGGTGATATAAAGGCCGCAGTGGGTTAATAAAAACCCTTCAAAATATGTGAGCCGCTTTCGGGCGGCTCGCATAACTTATTATATAGGAAAAAAATGAAACTACATAAAGTATTATTATCCGAAGAAGATATTCGTGATTTGATTAAGATGTATATTTCTTCTATTAAGAAGAATAATATGCAGCGCCGTGAAAGATATAAGTCTATGATTTGGGTACGACTTGCAGATCTTGGTTTTGATAGACCCCACATTAAAAATATGGTTAATGATTTAACCGATGTTGATACTGAAAAAGATGTAGATGTTTTTATGTCTCGTTATAAATTATGGGGCGATGATTATGCTGATAGTTTTAGAGCAACCGAAGCTACTCTTGTAAATGCTTTAACGGAAGCTGAAAGAGAAGAGGATGAAGAGGGCGTAGAACAAAACATTAAAACTTATAAAATGCTTTTACAAATACCTTATGCTACAAAAAAGAATAAAGAACAAAAAATAAAAAAATTAAAGTTTGATTTTAATGTTTTAGGCATTAAGATTAATAAGGAAAAAGATGGAACAGTAGATGCTATTAACCCCGAAGCTCAAGACAACCCCTCTTTAGAGTATGTGGTTGGGCTAGAAATAGAAACTGAAATGACCCGTTCCCAATTGGAGAATACATTAGAACCAGACTATAAGATTCTGAAACTAAGGGTAGTCTAATGGCAATCTCTCAATTAAGTGAAAATAAAATATTAGATGCAATTATCACTAAGCATTTAATTAGGATTTTTTATTCCAAGAAAAAACCACCCAACAGAACCACTACTGAAAGAGTAGTGAGAATAGTAGAGCCTTACGAAATAAAGGATGGTTATCTTTATGCGTGGGATACAACAAAAGATAAGGTAATAAAAACTTTTATATTAGATAATATTAATAATGTTCTAGTGTTAGGAACAACATTTAAAGATAGGTATCCCGACAGTGGGCAGGCATTTCCTACTTATACTGCGACTAATCCACCCGATGCACGGAGATTGAGGCCAACGGTCAATACTACAGCATTCGTATAGAAAGGTTTTTAAATGAAATTAGAAGATATTGGTGTGGTCATGTTAAGTCATGGTCGCAGAGATAAGCTTGAAATAAGCTTAAAGTCTTATGAAGAAAATGGTTTAACGGACATAGTTGGTGATAACTTTATTTTCTTTAATGAAGTTGCCAACGATGACATTAGCATGATAGAAAATGATTATAAGAATTTTGAGTGGGGAGGTCACCCTGTTAATTGTGGCATTGGTTGGGGAATGGTAAAAGGTATAGAGGATTGTGGTAGAAAATATGTTTTGTTTTTAGAAAATGATTTTGAATTAGCAACCGACAAAGATAATATTTATAGGCAGTTAGAATTGGGTTTACGCAATCTTGAAGAGAACAGCGTAGATATTATAAAATACCGCGAAATAAAAGATTACATACACACTTCTAATGAAGCAATGCATTGGGCTGGCAAAATTGACCTCACAGGTAATATTGATTCGGAAGAAGGACGAGAAGGTTGTCCCGAAAAAAATTGGTGGATAGGTTTTGCAGTAGAAGAAAAGTTTGGTTATAATAATTCTGATATTTGTGAAAAGCTAGATGAACAAGAAGAAAGTGTTTTGTGGCGAATGCCGTGTAAATATGCAAATTGGAGTAATAATCCATTCCTTTGCAGTAAAGATTGGTTTTTGGATTTAGCTGCTAAAATAGGTTTTAAAGAAATGGGCGCTCCATCCAATACGAGAAGTCCCGACTTTGAAGAACAAATTGAAGCGGGTGGGTGGTGGCAGAAGCAAGATTATAGAGTGGGTATTTTACCAGGCTTATTTAAGCATCAACCATGAGAAGTTAAATGGATAAGGCACAAGCGGAAGAATATGTAAGGTGTAGAAAAGATCCGATTTACTTCATTAAGAAGTATGGTAAAATACGCCATCCCACTAAGGGTCTTTTGGGTTTTGAGCTTTGGGATTTCCAAGAGGATACTCTCCAAAGTTTTCTTGACAACTCCTACAATATTATTTTAAAGGCAAGACAATTAGGTATATCTACTTTATGTGCTGCTTACGCTGGTTGGATGGCTAACTTCTTTAAGAACAAGGAAATTTTTATTCTGGCTACGAAGAGAGATACAGCGACTAACTTAGTAGATAAGATAAGAGTGTTCTTAGAAGAAGTGCCACCTTGGCTAAAGTCTGACATAACTATTGATAATCGTCAAAGTATGGAATTAGCGAATGGGTCCAAGATTAAGGCTGGTGCCACTGGCTCAAATGCAACAGACGCAGCTCGTTCAGAAGCATTAAGTTTATTGATTATTGATGAGGCTGCATTTATTAAGGCAATGGATGGAATTTGGACTGCTGCTCAACCTACACTAGCAACAGGTGGTGATTGTGTAGTGTTGTCTTCACCTAATGGTATTGGTAATTGGTTTCACAAAAGTTATATAGAAGCAACCGCTGGCGTTAGTGAAAGAGTAGGTGATAAAAATATTTCTTTTACTCCTATTAATTTGCCATGGCATTTTCACCCCGATAGAGATGAAGAGTGGGGTAGAAACGAAAGAAAGAAAATAGGTGATCAAGCTTTTGCACAAGAACATGATTGTGACTTTCTTCAATCGGGTAATAATGTAGTTAGTTTAAAAGCCTTAAGTTGGTATGAAGAACACCCGAATGATGAAGAAGAAGCAGATAATGGTTACAGACCCTTTATGAGAGAACCCGAAGAAAAAACTTGGGTAGATAAAAATCTTTGGATATGGAAGTATCCCGATTACGATAAACAATACTTAATTTCTGCTGACGTTGCGAGAGGTGATGGTGATGACTTCTCGGCGTTTCATGTGATTGATGTAGAAAATTATGAGCAAGTGGCCGAGTATAAGGGCAAACTTAATACTGATACGTATGCTCATCTTGTTCATAATACTGCTGTTCAATATAACAATGCATACATAGTTGTTGAAAACGCTTCTATGGGTCATCATGTGGTGATGAAAATCATAGAGATGGAATACAAAAATATGTATTGGACTATAAAAGATTTAACTAGAATACATGAAGGTAATTCTAATCAATTACATTATGATCCATACAATGTGCCAAAAAACGCAGTGCCTGGTTTTACTATGAGTATGAAGAGTAGACCTGCTTGTGTGGCGCGTATGGAAGAAGATTTAAGAACCCACGATTTTATATTACATTCAAAAAGAACGCAGAATGAGTTGGAAACCTTTATATTTAATAATGGTAAGCCTGAAGCTATGTCTAGTTATAATGATGACCTTGTAATGTCATTAGCTATTGGTATGTATGTAAGAGCAACTACTCTTAAATTTAATAATCAAGATGAAGACATGACGAAACAATTATTAAATGGTCTTAACTTTCAATCAACCCCTTATCAGTTTGGTATCTATAAAAATGATAAGGAAAAAATGGACGAACACTTTACCTTTGATACTGGCAACGGCCAGCGAGAAGATTTACGATGGATGATGAGTTAATGGCTGATGATAATGGGTGGAGCAAGTATGAAAAAATGGTGATAGAAAAACTTGATGACCATGATCAAAAGTTTAGTGGTATTGAGGATAAGCTTACACAAATACAAGTTGATATAGCTACATTAAAAGTTAAAGCTGGTGTGTGGGGTGGAATTGGTGGAATGATTCCCGCAGTCATCGCAATAGTTATGTTTTATGCAACCGCAGTTAAATAAAGGAAGGTACTATGGCAGATAGATTTGATATACTTAAAAAGATTTTAAAAGGTGGTTCAGCCTCTTATAAGGTGCCAACTGAAAGGCCTGGAATACGTGCGCAGAAGCAAGCCTTTGATACTTTCCAAAGAGCATCATCTGCGTTGTATCAACAATCTTTGGTTGGTGGAGTAGAGAGACTAGAGAGAGTAAAAGATTATGAAGAGATGGATCACTACCCAGAGATTACAAGAGCTTTAGACATTTATGCTGATGACTCTATGACTTATGCAGAAGACGGTAAGATTTTACAAATAGTTTCTGATGATGATAAGATTGTGCATGAGTTAGAAGAGTTGCTTTATCAAAGATTAGACTTAGACTTTCACCTTTGGACATGGATTAGAAATATGTGTAAGTATGGTGATATGTTTAATCTGTTAGATATTGTTGATAAGGAAGGTGTGTTGGGTGCAATTGCAATGCCGGTGGGTGAGATTGAAAGAGAAGAGGGATACAATAATGATCCTAATAGTTTAAGGTTTAAGTGGACCGCTCAAGGTAATACGGTGTTTGAAAACTATCAAGTTTCTCACTTGCGTATTTTAGGTGACGATAGATTTTTACCTTATGGTAGGTCAGTATTAGATTCTTCTCGTAAGGTGTGGAAGCAATTGTTAATGGCAGAAGATGCTATGTTGATTTATCGTATTAGCAGAGCGCCGGAGCGTAGAGTGTTTTATGTTGACGTTGGAAACATTCCCCCAAGAGATGTAGATTCTTATATGCAGAACGCAAGGGACAAGCTAAAGAGAATTGCTGTTACACAAGAATCTAATGGTAATCTTGATATGAGATATAATCCCGAATCTATTCTTGAAGATTTCTTCATTCCGGTTCGTGGCGATAGAGGCAGTAGAATTGAAACATTGCCTGGTGGTGAAAATGCTGCAGCTATTGAGGACATAGAATACTTACAGAATAAATTGTTTATTTCGTTGGGTGTGCCTAAATCTTATCTCACTGCTGAAGAAGATTTGTCGGGTAAGTCAACACTAGCACAGGAGGATATTAAATTTGCGAGAACTATTCAGCGTATTCAAAAGATTGTTGTCAGTGAGTTGGCGAAGATATCACTTGTCCATCTTTATTTGCGTGGATATGATGAGTCCTCCATTTACAACTTTGATTTAAGATTAACTAATCCTTCTACCGTTACTGAAATGATGCATCTTGAATTAATGGGTAATCGTTTTAGCACAGCAAATGATATGGCTGACTCTCCATTGTTGTCGTTAGATTATATTCAAAGAGAAGTGTTAAAGTTATCGGCTTCTGAAATTGTAGACATTAACCTACAGATTGAGAAAGAAGCACAAAACGCTCATATCATTGAGCAGTTAAAAATGGGTGAGCAACCCGATCCAATGGGTGGTGACGCACCTCCGGCGAGTGGAGGTGAAGAGGACGCTGCTGAAGAAGGTGGCGATGATTCAGCAGAGGAAAATA